TGTGGGTGGCGAAGTCGACGATGGACTCCCAGGGCGGCCCGGAGCGGAAGCTGGCTTTCGCCTCGGCGAGGATGTCGATCGGCTGGATGCTCAGCGGGGTCTTGCTCACAGCGGCCACGGCCCGTCGTAGGGGGCGAAGTCGGTCTCCTCGGCACCCCGAGCCACGTTGCCCCTGCTACGCACCAGCATGGGCCGGTCCAGGGCGACGGGGTCAAGCATGGGGTAACCATACTTGGTGCCGGTCGGACTGAAGCTGATGTGATGGGGCGAGTCGGGGGCCACCCGGTGCTGCTCGTAGTCGGCGTCGAAGGACTGCGCGTCGGGGTAGAACACCGGATCGCCGACGGTGGCGTGGCCGACCACCAGGGTGGGCACCTTGCTGCTGTCGTGGGTGCGGTAGAGCGCGACACGGCGGCCTACATAGGGGTGTAGCGATCGGCTGTTGCGGGTCTCGATGGTCTTCTCGCCGCGCAGAATCTGGCCGGTGTAGTCCTGATGGGTGTCGTTGATGTTGATGCCCATCGGGCGGTCGGGGTCGCGGCGGGCCGAGGTGGAGCGCAGCGGCTCGAACTCGGGGATACGGAGGTCGTCGGGGCCGAGCTTGCGGACGATCCGGGCGCGGGGAGACACGTGGCCCTCACCGAACAGGCTCCCGCCGCCGTTCCATTCCCACGGCCCCTCGTCGAGCGGCTCGACCTCGTAGAGGTGCTGGCCCCACACCCTGGCCCGGTGCGGGCTGTGGTCCATCCAGACCCAGTTCTGCCGGTTGGCCCGATCGTTGCCGTAGAAGTCCTCGTCCTCCCACTGCGACCGACCACCCCGGGGGACCAGGATGGTGCCGTCGGGCAGGTCGTGATCGGTGGCGTGATACCAGGGTCCGGGGTGCACCTGTTGGTGGTCGGAACGATTGTAGGGCGCGACGATATCGTCGTAAGCATCCCGGGCGGGCATGGCCACACGCCAGCAGGCGAGCAGCTCGGTCTGCTCGCGGGCGGTGAGGATGCGTCGGCTCATCGGGCTACCCGCTCATCAGGTATGCGATGGCCTCGCCGGTGGAGTAGTTGACGTGCGGGCGGGTGCCCTGGCCGAAGAAGACCAGCGCGTCGAGCATCGCCTTGACCATGCCGATGCCCTCGGTGACCTGATCGCCGTCCTTGGCCATCCCACCCAGCTCCAGGAACTGGCGCAAGATCGAGTTGGGTCCGCTGAGCACGTCACCGTTGCGGATCAATTGCCATATGGCAGTACGGTTTTCGCCGCTCTCATCGTTTGCGGGAACGTCGGAGTACAGGTCGCCTGCGTGGGCATAGTTGCGCCACCACGACGGGGTGTCCACCATCAGGTTTCCGGTGACGCCACCATTGGACAGCGGTGACATCGCACCACCGATGTCTGGCCAGACTTTGCCGACCTCGCGGCTGGGGTTGCCCCACGTGCAGGCCTTCTTGATGTGCGGCAGTGCCCAATTCAGCCGTCCCCCTTGCGGTTTCACCTGCTCTTCCCAGGTCTCGCTGATTGCGATAGCACCCTGGCTGTACCCGAGAAGTACTGCGCCGTAACGGATTACCCGATCGCGGTGAATGTTGAACTGGTTCTCCAGCTCTCGCTTTGCCTCGTCGATGCTGGGACCCATCGGCACCGCCCTCGCGGCGTACCCGATAGGCTGCCACTTGTACTTCGACTCGACCGCACGCGCGGTGTCGGCGTCCGGGCCTACCCACCAGGGCACGCCGGTGCCGCAGACCGAAAACAGCACGGGCCGTTCATCTTTCGGCGGCGGCGGTTTGACGAACCCCATCGCGATCTTGGTCGCGTAGTTGATGATGCCGGGGGTGTACTTGCCTGCGGCCAGCTTGCCCGAGGCGGCGTAGCGGCGTTGCATCTCCAGCACCGCGTCGACCATCGGCTGGTCGTAGACCGAGCTGTCGGCGAGGTGGCGGGCATAGGAGAACTTGGTCCGCATATGCGCGCGCAGGCGACGCACCTCTTCGGTGTTGTCGCCCAACCCGACGCCGACGTACTGCCCGCCGATTCTCATGGCTGGTAGTTCGCCTGGGCCGGGTCGTTGTGGTCGCCCACGCTGGGGGTGGCGATGAGGACCTCCGAGGCGGTGCGGATCACCCGCTGCAGGTCGGTGCTGGAGTCGGCGGCCTGCTGCACGGTGGCTTTGATCGCCTCGATGGCCTGCTGGGCCGGGGTGCCGGTGAAGTCCAAGGTGCCGTCTTTGCGCTGCCGGGAGGTCACCACGGCGGCCACGCCCGCGCCACCGGCCCCCAGGGTGCCCAGCACGGCCACCAGGTTGAGCAGCCCGTTGCCCAGCTCGGGATCGACCAGCTTGAGGGTGATCAGGACCGGGATCAGGGCCGAGGCCACAGCGGCGACGGCGTAGAGGGTCTGGCGGATTTTCGGGGTCATGATTTGCCTTTCAGTGCTTGCAGGGTGGTCCAGAGGTCTTCGAGCAGCTCCCGGTCGGTGAAGTCGCGGGGGAGCTGGCGGGGCTTGGCAGGAGCCGGGGCGGTGGGCCGGAACTCGCCCCTGAGAGCCTTTGCTACCTCGCCCCGAAACCAGTTCATGTCGATATTGCCGGGGTCCCATTTCCCCTGTACACGACCGGCCCACTCCTTGTGGGCAATCACCCGATCGGCCCCGTAGCCAAGTTTGCTGAGGATCGCGGCGACGGTGTCGCGCATGGCGATGATCTGCGCGTCGGGCCAGCGTTCCCGGGTCTGGGTCGCCGGGGTGATCGAGGTGTCGCGCGGCCAGGCGCACTCGATGCCGATGGTGTGGAAGTTGGCGGAGTTGGTTGGCAGGCCCGGGTAGCTGCCCATCCCGGCGTGCCAGGACACCCCGGCGGCGACCACGCTGACGGTGCCGTCCTGGGCGATGTGGAGCTGGCTCAGCGGACCAGGCAGGTCGGGGCGGCCCCGCCGGATGCTCTCGGCGGTCTCCCGGGCATTGCCGGTGTGGTGAATCATCACACCCCAGATGTCCCGGAAGTCGCCGTGGCCGTACTCTTTCCAATCCGGTAGCTCCCGGACGGTCAGCTTCGGCTCCTGGGCTTTCAGGACGTCGGCCAGCCAGACAGGGTCGCCTCTCCATCCCACAGTCTTCTCCTCGATCACAGCAGGGTCGTGTGCGGTCTGCAGGTGGGGCAGCGGGTCGACCTTGCCCTGGGGCCGGTAGCCGTCGAGCATCAGGCTCAGGTGCAGATGCGGGGCTGTGCCGCCGTTAGAGCTGCTGTCGGGGTTGATCCGGGCGATCACCTGTCCGGCGCGTACCGGTGCCCCAGGCTTGATCTCAGGCTGTCTTACGATGTGCCCGTACTCCCAGACCGTGCCGTCGTCGGACTGGACCACGATCCAGCCCGCCGGGTCTGGCCCGCCGTAGCCCTGGGCGGCCCCGCAGTAGAGCACGGTGCCGTCGTCGATCGCGAAGACGCGGCGGTTGCCGCTGCCGCCCGGGAACCCGAAGTCGGTGCCGTAGTGATAGCCCCCGGCCCGGGGGCCGTAGGGGCTGGTGACGATCCGACCGCGTTCCAGGGGCCAGTACCGTACCGACACCCGACCACCTCCTCCTGCACCTATTCAGGGCCGAACGCGGGGGCCTGGCAGGGCCGTAGAACGACGAAACCCCCGCCGGTGAGGCCGGGAGGTGGGTCCGCGCACAACAGCGAAGGCGTAGTCGGCGTTCTGGAGCTGCACGCGACGGGTGGCCGTGATGCCGCTCGCGGTGGTGGCGGCCAGGACGATGCTGTTGCTCATGGTGACATTATACCACGTCTATAGGATGAGAGCAACCCCCGGAGAGGGGGATTCTCCGGGGGTTGCGACGGTGGACGGCCAGACCGGCTAGACCACCAGGTTGCGGGCGTCGGTGATGCGGACCTCGACCCGGCCTTCGGCGTACAGGGCGTTGCCCTCGGCGGTGTAGCCGATCACGGTGACCACGCGGGGGGCCTCCAGGCTGTTGATCGAGCGCAGGGTAACCTGCGCGCCGACCGCGAACCGCTCGGGGGTGGCGGCGGCCTGGGCGCGACGCTCGGCGATCTCGGCGGCGATGACCTCGGCGATCAGGGCCGCTCCGTCGGCCATGCTGTCGACGCCGTTGCCGCGTCCGCCGTCGGCCCAGTCGCCCTCGCGACCGGCCTGGCGGTCCCAGACGCCCCACTCCATGCCGCCGCGCTCACCGGCGGTCATGTCGAGCAGGTCGTCGCCGCGCAGCTCGAAACGGTTGTCGGTGGTCAGCCACAGGCTGAGGGCACCGGCCTCTTTGGTCTCGATCGGTCCGGCCTTGACGAAGGTGACGCCTGCGATGGTGCGGGTGGTCATGATGCTCCTCGGATGTCGGTGGTGGTGTGAAGGTATTATACCACAGCTACAGGGTGATGTGCAAGCCGTCAGGCCGAGAGGGTCTCGGCGTGCTCGGCGATGGTGCGCTCGACGGCCAGCCGGGCGGCACCCCGGGTGGCGCAGGCCCCGGTGGTGACGATCTCGAAGTGATCGCGCAGCACGGTGTACTGGAAAGCGGTGAAGGGGCCGTTGTGGTCGTGGGCCGGGACGGTCTCGATCACGGCGGTGTAGCCCGCGATGGCCAGGCGGTCGGCGTCGACGGTGGGCTGGGTCCAGTCGGCGGTCAGGGTGAGCTGCATGGTGGTGGTGCCTTTCAGTTCGAAGGTGGTGGTGGTCAGAGGTTGATGACCATCTCGGTGGTGGTCTTGCTGCGGCGAGAGATCATGCCTGCCTTGGCCTTGAGCCGGGACAGCATCTCCTGGGTGGCGCGCAGGTCGTAGATCATCTCCTCGACGTCCTCGCGGTCGCCGTCGATCAGGTGCGCGGCACGGTCCATGTTGTTGGCCAGCCAGGCCACGGCGTCCTGCAGCGCGTCGGTCTTCTCGAAGACGTCGATCGCGGTGGCGCGGACGCGGTCACGGTAGGCGACGGCGTTGGGGCTGGTCTTGTCGTACTCGGTCATGATGCTCCTGGGGGTCTCGGTGGGTGGTGTCCCTGTATTATACCACAACTACAGGCTGAATGTCAATCGCAGAGGATGCCGCTGTCCGGGAGTTCGCCGTGCTCGGCGATCCATTCGCGGGCGAACCGCAGGCTGGCGGTGATCGCCTCGGCGTCCGGCAGATGCCGGGTCCGGGCAGCGTGAGCGGTGACGGCGGCGGTCAGCGCGACCACCTGGGGGTGGGCCGACCAGGCGGCGTGCAGGGCCTGGCGTTCCTGGGGGGTCTGGCTGCTCATGCTGACATTATACCATGTCTACAGGATGAAAACAACCCCCGGGGTGGTATTCCCCGGGGGTTGTCGTCGGCTAGCTGGCGACGGCCTGGACCTTGGGCCGGTAGCCCTCCAGGTCGCGGACCCAGAGGTCGACGTTGCCGAAGGTGCTGCCCTTGATGACGAAGCCGGGGCTGCAGCCGCAGGTGCAGCCCGCCTTGTAGCTGAAGGTGGCCTTGGCCTTGGTCTCGCCGAGGGCGGCCAGCAGCTCGGTCACCTGAGCCTTGGCGGCCTTCAGGGCGCGCCGACGCCAGGACAGCCAGGCCTTCTCGGCGGCGATCTCCTCGGGCGTGCTGTCCTCGTCGGTGTAGGCGACGTAGGGCGGCTCGGCGGCGTTGAGGGCCGGGATGAGGGCGTCGCACGCGCCGTACATCCGGGCAGCGGCCCAGTAGGAGCTGCTGTGGTTGCCGCGCCGGTTGCGGTAGTTGACGCTGACCATGACGACGGTGCCGTCGGCGAGGTGCACGATCTGGCCCTCGATCTCGCGGCCCGCGTCGTTGACGTAGGTGACCTTGTTCACGGTGGTGCTCTCCTTCGGAGGGTGGGTGGGTGGTGGTTAGACGAGGGTCTTCTCGACCCACATCCAGTAGGCGTCGGCGTTGTGGGTGCGGTGGTAGGCGTCGATCAGCTTGCCCGCGTCCTTGCGGGTGCGGGCCACGCCGACCGGGGTGCCGGACACGGTGCTGACCTCGATGCTGCGGTCCGGGCGGACCACGGCGTAACCGACGTGCTGACGGCTGCGGCGGCACAGGCTGGTGGCCTTGAGGTAGTAGCGGTCGCCACCGGCCTCGGGGCCGAACATGGTCGAGATGGTGTTGCGCTGGCTGAAGCTGATGCGGTATTCGCTCATGGTGACATTATACCTTATCTATAGGATGATGTCAATCCCACGAGGTGTCGTCGTCGGCGTCGAGCCAGTTCGCGTCGGTCATCTCGAACTTGCCGACGACGTTGCCCTTGCGGTCCTTGATGACACCGGCCTGGTCGGCCAAGTCCTCGTTCTCGATGCGGTCGGCCAGAGCGCGCAGGATGCGGACAACCTCGACCTGCGACTCGGCGTCGGTGAAGGCGGTGTTGTCGGTCTCAAACTGAAGGCTGAACATGCTCGCCATTATACACCCTCTACAGGGTGATGTCAACCGATGACGACGGCCCAGTACTGCCCGGCCAGCGGAGGGGCGTCGAACATCACCCCGAGGGTGTTCCCGTCGGCGTTGGGCTTCCACACCACCGGGGTGACCGAATCCCGGGTGGCGGCCAGCCGGAAGGTGGCCACGACCTCAGTGGTGCCCAGGTTGTGGACCACGGTCCCGAAGTTGCCCGAGGCCGGGATCACCGGCCCGGCGTAGCGGCGCGGGATCGAGTCGTCGGCCTGGAAATCGTAGGTAGTGTAGCCGTCGGCGGCCTGGTTCTCGACGATGGTCACCCCGTTCGACCCGGTGAGGTTCTGGGCCAGCAGGACGTCGGGGTCGCCGACCGGGTTCCCGTCCCCGTCGAGGACCTGGCCGAGGCTGTTGAGCGCGGCCACCCCGCCCGGGTTGCCCCGGTCGGTCCATTGCAGGTAGGTCTCGCCGCCGATAATCGAGCCGAGGTCTTCGAGATCGTCGAAGCTGCAGTCGAAGTCCGGCATGACGAAGTCTTTGACGTACTGCCTCCCGAGGTAGCGTTGCCGCCAGGCGATCCGGTACAGGATGCGCTGACTCAGCTCCGGGGCGTCGGTGGGCACCAGCTCGAAGACCGCCGGGTTGACCTCGTTGTCGCAGACGATGATCTGGGTCTGGGTCCCGCCGACCAGGGTGACGTTCTGCGACGGCGCGTTGGGTTCGCTCAGCGGCGCGATCGCCACCTCGATGGTGTTGGGTATCCCGGCGGTGACCGACCGCTCGAAGTTGATGGTCAGCGTGCGCTTCTGCATCCGCGTCTACTCCCTTGCCTCACTGATTCCGGTCCCTGGTCCGGGTGCTGGCAGG